TCCGTCTTTAAGAACTAGTTCTTAAAGACGGAAAAAGAAACTTTAAATCAGTGATCAATCCCCAAATTCCAAAAAATTGTAGCGTCTGTGTATTCCACGGAGATCCAAATCCTCACGATGTTTTAGATCCATATGTAGTTGACAACTGGCGGTGATTGTGTTATACTAGTAGCATGACTACTATTACCCCCGAAGCATTACGCACTCTGCTTCTTGAAAATGAGTGCATTGTAGAATTTACCAAAGTCAACGGCGAAATCAGATCGATGCCCTGCACACTTGATCCAAAGATTGTGCCACCTGTACCAGAACCCAAAGTACTTGCTGAAGGCGAAGTAGCAAAAGTAAAGAAATCTAACCCAGATATTATGAATGTTTGGTGCCTAGATAAAAAGGAATGGCGCAGTTTTCGTATTGCTAATGTAATTTCAGCGAAAGTAAAAAATGACTAAACGAATTGGGTTTGCCTGTAAGTGGATTGATCTCCCTGATCAAGTCGACGGCATTGATAAAAAAGACGATGCCAAACAATATAATACAGGCTCTACTACCGTTGCGTGGTTAAATAGACAGAGCAAAGAAGTAGCTGAACAACGCTTATGGGACCTAATGGTAGGCAATATCGAAGCTACCCGCAAGCTCGTTGAACGTGTAGGAACACTCGATGAAAATCTTAGAATGGTACGACTCAGTAGCGATATATTACCTGTATATACTCAGCAGGATTGGAGCTGGTTTTGGCGGCTTCCCGATGTCCGAGCCTATTGCGAAAGAGCATTTGGAGCCGTGGGAGATTTGGCTCGCAAGAGGAGTGTTCGGGTGTCTATGCATCCTGGTCAGTTCACTGTGCTGGCAAGTTGCAACCCAGGTATTGTAGAACGATCAATAGAGGAATTTGAATATCATGCAGATATGGTCAGATGGATGGGCTACGGCAAGACCTTTCAGGACTTTAAGATCAACGTACACATCTCGGGTAAACTCGGCCCCGAAGGCATTCGAGCTGCCTACAAACGCCTTACCCCCGAAGCCCGGAATTGTATTACAATTGAAAACGAAGAAAACGCTTGGGGATTAGATGACTGTCTTACTATTACTGATATTGTTCCTATTGTTCTCGACGTACATCATCATTGGATTCGTGAAGGGGAATATATCCAGCCGACTGATGAACGTGTTAAGCGTGTTGTGGATAGTTGGCGCGGTGTACGGCCTGTTATGCATTATAGTGTTAGTCGTGAAGACTATCTAGTAGACTTCGACACAACTGTAATGCCTGATCATCAACTTCTACTCGAAGACGGCTACAAAAAGCAAAAGCTCAGAGCACATTCTGATTTTTACTGGAATACAGCAACAAACGAATGGGCTCTGAGCTTTTTGAATACACACGATATTATGTGTGAAAGCAAAGGCAAGAATCTTGCCAGCTTTGCACTATACGAGCAGAGTCTTAAGCAGCCGGTTTAGTTTTAGGCTTAGCAGGTGCTTTAGGCTTAGCAGGTGCTTTTGGCGTTGCAGTCTTTGGAGCAGCAGGCTTTTTAGCTGGTTGTTGCTTTTTAGGTGCAGGCTTTTTAGCAGGTGCTTGTTCAACTACTGTCGCTGGGACAACTGCTTCTGCTACAACAACTACTGCCTCAACTGCTGGCGCAGGGGTAGGTGCTGGTGCGGCTTCTGCTGGTGCTGTCTCAACTTTATATGGGGCTTCCGCAGTTTGTTCTGCTGGCTTACCACCAAATAGTTTCTTTAATAAACCGATCATATTAAATCTCCTTAGGAATTTATTTAGCGGTAAATACATATATGGAATTTAAATTCATTCAAAAGTTTATTATCGAAGGCAAAAAAGACAAGCTATTTCATCTTCGATTACCGTATAGTCGTGAAGATTTAGAACCTGCTGTTTCTAAAGAAACTATCGATTATCATTTTGCCACCCTTTACAAAGCCTACGTTGATCGTTATAACAAAGGCGAAGGCGATGACAATTTTAACGAAGCTGGCGCATTTTTACATAACATTTTATTTGCACAGTATAAAAAGCCCGAAGGATCAAATAGACCCTATGATGCTAGTTTAGAGTTTATTGAAAAACATTATAAAACTTTTGATAAATTTAAAGAAGAATTTAGCAAAGTGGCAATGGCAATACAGGGAAGCGGATGGGTTTATCTTGCTAAAGATGGCAAAATCAAAACTATTGTTAATCACGAAATTAAGAACGACATAGTGCTATTAATAGATTGGTGGGAACATGCCTGGGCATTAGACTATCAAGCCGATAAAAAGAAATACTTAGAAAATCAATGGAAAATTATTAATTGGGAGAAAATAAATGGCGTACTCGGACAAGGTAATTGATCATTATGAAAATCCCCGTAATGTTGGATCTTTTGGAAAAGATGACGATAACATTGGTACTGGTATGGTTGGCGCCCCTGCTTGCGGCGATGTTATGAAACTACAGATAAAGGTTGACAATGATACAGGTATTATTACAGATGCAAAATTTAAAACGTATGGCTGCGGATCGGCTATTGCGAGCTCGAGCCTCATCACAGAGTGGGTCAAAGGAAAAACACTCGACGAAGCAGGATCAATCAAAAACTCCGAAATTGCCGAAGAACTGGCCCTTCCCCCGGTAAAGATACATTGTTCAATTCTAGCAGAAGATGCTATCAAAGCGGCAGTAAATGATTACCGTAACCGACACAGCCAGTAAGAAAATTAAACAGCTTCTGTCTAAACGCGGTAAGGGTGTTGGTATACGTCTAGGCGTAAAAACTACAGGCTGTAGTGGACTTGCTTATACGTTAGAATATGTTGATAGTTACACTGCCGAAGAGGGAGTTACTAATTTTGCCCAACCAGAATTTGTAGTACTTGTTGATGCAAAGTCACTGGCATATCTACAAGGACTTATTGTTGATTGGGCCCGCAATGGGCTTAATGAAGGATTTGAATTTCGCAATCCCAATGAGCGTGACAAATGCGGTTGCGGAGAAAGTTTTAGAGTTTAGAAATATCTAAATCCGCATCGCTGGGTATATCCCAAATTTTCTTATGTTCTACTCCTGTTCTCTGAGCAAATCTTTTTGTATCGCAGCTTGAACAGCAATGAAAATAATTATTACTTAGACGTTTTCTGTTTATTTTTTTTAGATCTCTTTCAAAAATTTGATCACAATTATCACACTTAAAGATTGCCAATGTTTTTATTCTAGCATAACTGTGTTGATTACCTAGTTTACTAAGCCTAACGTATTGATTTTTTTGTTTTTTTGTTTGTATAAACATCAATTATTTACATTAGGCTTATAAAAACTTTGGATAAATATCATAGATATCCAAACAGTTAGGATCAACTATGGCAAGAAAAATCATTAATATCGGTGCAATCGGCAATGATGGCACCGGAGACAGTATTCGAGACAGCTTTAGATCTGTCAACGACAATTTTAGAGAGCTCTATAGTTCGTTAGGATTAGGAGATAGATTAACATTTATCGGATTAGACGATACTCCCACATCATATCCTACAGACTACGAAAACGCTTTTGTTGTTATTAACGAGACAACAGATGGTGTTGTGTTTAAAAAATTAGAAGCTGGAACTGGAATTCAAATTGACTTTAGTACTAGTGGCAATTCTATTGTTGTTAATTCATTGTTTTCAGATATATCAGGTGATCCTACTCCTAATTTAGGAGGTCCACTTAATGCTCAAAGTGGTGGTATAAGATACCCTATTGGAAATTTGCCGGACATTGGGTCTTTTTCAGAATTAACCAGTTCAATTAGCAATATAAACACAGTACATGGATCAACAGCAACTGAAACTAATAGACTGGCAGCTAACAAGGGATACACTGACTCAAAGATATCTCTAGCAGGTATAAGTGCAGTTGACCCTGCTACAAATACTACAAACACATCCTTCGGTACTATGACTGGTCCTTTGATACTATCAAGAGATCCCGTGGATGCTGATGATCAGGCCTATAATGGATTAATTGCGGCTACTAAAAGATATGTCGATAGCTCAGGTTATAGTAGCACTGTCAACTTGTATGTATCCACTGTTGGGTCAGATGATCGAGCCGGGGTAGGCTTAGACCGTCAAGGTAGAAGTTTAGCCTATGCATATAAAACTTTAGAGGGTGCTCTCAAACGTGCAGAAGAATTACTGTTAGAAGCACCTTTAGAAATTGGTCCTTATAAGAAAGTTTTAACTTGGGGCAACGGAGACGAGGCCTGTACGCTTTCAGCTGTTGATGATACTAGTGCCACTACTGGTTCTGGGTTTAGTCCTCAGTTCATTTATATGAACGTAGATACTGTTGAAATTTCTGCACAGGGTGCAAACTATCTACCAGGTGACGTTTTAACAGTTGTATCCGGAACTGGTACACCTGCTCGATATGAAGTATTATCAGTAGGAGCAGGCGGTGCAGGAGGTCGTGGTCCAGTTACTGCTGTTAG